TGACTTGGTCGACGTGACCGAGGACGACGCCATCACGCCTCTGTCCGAAGGACGCCAGGTCATGGTCAAGCGCCGCTTCCGCATCTACGTGCAGATCGTCGGCGGATCAAAGGTCTACTTCAAAAGCCCCGGCGACCCGCGCACCATCAGCCGCACCACGGGACGGGTGTACCGCGACCTCGCAGCCATGCGGCGGCCCGTCGAGGCCGACCCGCCAGGCGAAGGCGCCGATGCGCAGACCGCAAACGAGCTGCTGTACCTGTCGGACCATGATCCTACCACCCCCTGTCCGCCGCCCGTGTGGATCGGCAACCTGGTATCGGTGCTGGGCGTGCGCGAGGCCGACGAGACGAACTACTACTACCTGGCCGACAAGGCCCTGCCAGCCGGCATGCTGTTCGTGCACGGAGGACGGCTCTCGCGTGGCGTCAAGGAGCGCATCGAGTCGCGCATCAAGAACGAGCTCGCCGGGGCCCAGGGTACGGGCAAGCTGCTGGTGGTGGAGGCCAACCCCACGGGGGGCAATCCAAACGAGCGATCGGTGCTGCCAAGCATCACATTCCAGTCGCTTCGCGAGATGCACACCAATGACGCCCTGTTCACAGCCTATGACGAGCGCACGGCCGACCGCATCGGTGCGTCGTTCCGGCTGTCCCCCATGCTGCGCGGCTACACGCCCAGCACCCTCAATCGGGCCACGGCCAACGCCGCCCTGTACTTCGCGGAGCAGCAGGTGTTCCAGCCCGAGCGGGACGAGTTCGACTGGGTCATAAACAAGAGCGTGATGCCCGAGATCGGCCTGACCCTTTTGCGCTTCCAGAGCAAAAGCCCGCCGACCAAGTCAGCGGAGGAGTACGCCAAGCTGGTGCAGGCAACGGCTCCCCACGGGGGCTGGACGCCAAACGAGATTCGAGACCAGGTCAGCGATCTGCTGAACCGGCCCATGGCCAAGTTCGACGAGGACTGGGCCAACGCGCCCATGGTGCTCACCCTAGCTGGCGGTGCGCCCGGCGGAGAGGACCTCGGCGGCATGGACGAGGTGTCCGCGTCCGAGATCTCCAAGCGGTTGCGCAGCATCGAGGCCCGCGTGTCGACCATGGTGACCGAGGAGCTGCGGGCGATGGGCTACGACATGGAGGCCCGCTCCGCCTTCATCGGCCCAGAGGACGGCGAGGACCCGAGCGATGCCTGAAACCGTCAACCTGCCCGCCGAGCTAGGGCCGTACACGCACCAAATGCCTGTGCCACGTGACGGGCACGCCGAGATCACCGCGCATTTTGTTCGCACGGGCCAGCGCCTGTACACGGCGGTCACCGGAGAGGACATGATCGCCGCCACATACGAGGACACCGGCGCGAGCGCCAACCCGGCCATGTCCGCGGAGTTCGGGCTGAACATCAACCGGTATACGGAGGCAACCGTCATCACGGAAGTCATGAACCGCGTCGCCAATATCATCGCACTGGGTATGGCCTCCGCCTATGGCTTTACCAGGAACATGTGGCCGCCAAGTGACCCCGACGCTCCTCCGTGCATGCCATGGCCTTTATCCGTAGGCGCATTAGCATCGAGCGGAGCACAACCGCTGCGCGGTAGTTTTTCGGGCGTGATCGGCTTTTCAGTCTTCGAGCTCGCAACAATAGATGTCGGCGGCCCAGTGCTGGTCTCCCCATTCCCCGAGGATCACAGGGGGTAGCAGTGGCGAAGCCATTCGACCAGTGGTATCAGGGACCGTGGCGCATCATCAAAGCGGACACCGTCGCTAGTCGGGTACGGCTCCAACCAGGCGAGATCATGCCACACCGCTCCGGCGCGCTCATCCTGAACTGCCCCGCCTGTAACACCATGCAGGTCGCGCACGCGCAGATTCAAGGGTCGCCTGAGGCACCGACGCTCAGCGCCCCGGTGCATTGTGGCAAGGGGTACTGCCAGCGGTGCGGGGTATGGTTCACCGTCATCGGTGGGTGCACCCGCGAAGCCGAGCGCCCCAAGGCCCGGATCACAGCAATCCCCGATCGGCTCCAGCGAGCCGGCGTACGCCATGCCCCATCGCTCGAAGCAGCGCTACGTCGTCGCAGCGGAGGCTAGGTGCTCGCGCCGTACGCAACCGGCGCGGCAGGCTACGCCGCCCTGTTCCCGTACACCGACCTCGGGAACGATCTCGCTGTCGCGCTGTACGCCGCAGGCGCGCGCGACCGCGCCCCAGCGGTCCTCAAGCGCGCGGAACTAGCGATCAAGTCCCACACGGGCGAAGCCATGCGCCTACCACGCGCAGACATGGAGGAGGCGCGCCAGGCGGCCGTCCGGCTCACGGCCAGCGGCCCGGTCACGATCCTGCGGGCAGTTGCACACGCCCGCGTTACCCTGTACGAGCGCGTCGAGGTCATCGAGGCCATGCGTCCCCACGAGGCTGTGCGCCGCCCCGAGGCCATGCTCCTCGCACCAACCGGGCAGCTGGTGGAAAAGGCCCTGAACTTGCGCCTGCCTGTGGACTTCCGGGTGTTCACCAAGCGCATGGCCGGCCAGCTCCAGCAGCTGGATCGCGCACTCGCCCTGCCGGAGATCCGCACGGCGCTGGAGGCCCTGGACTTCAACTGGGCCAGCATGAGCGGCGCGCAGATCGACAAGGCGTTCGTCACGGCGCAGAAGGCCATGAAGGCCGTCGCCAGCGGGCCCCTCCTTCCAGCGTGGAGTGAGAAGATTCAGGCCGGCCTCGAGACGGTGATCGGCGGAGTGAAGAAGTATCTCAAGGAGGCGTTCACGCCCCGCATCGCCCTGGGTTTCAACCAGGAGGACCGCAAGGCCGTCAAGCAGGTGGGGGACCAGGCCGGCTGGTTCCTGCGGGACGAGCTCGGCGTGCGGTCCGACAAGCTCACCGCCCGCGGGCGGCGCATCGTCGCCGACGGGCTCGCCAAGGGGCTCGGCCAGAAGACCATCGGCGACCAGCTGCGCGCGCAGCTCCCCCAGCTCTGGCAGCGGTACGGCGCCGGGTACGCCAACACCGTCGCGTCCAACGCCGTCAACCGGGCGCGCTCCTACTCCGAGCTGTCGGGCTACAACGAGGCGGGCATCCAGTACCTCGAGGTCCAGGCCATGCTGGACGAGCGCACCACGGAGATCTGCCGGTACATGGACGGGCAGATCATCGACGTGCAGCAGTGCACGGCGCTCCTGCAGCGCGGCGCCGAGGTCAAGCGGCCCGAGGACATCGCCAAGGTCAACCCCTTCCTGCGCACGGTGGACAGCAAGGGCGGCCACCCGACCGCCGCCTACCGCGCCGCCGGCAAGCCGGTCTATCTCGCCACGACGCAAGGCGCCCGGGTGGCGCAGGTGCTCCGGTCCGGCGTGGGCAACGTCGACGACCGGGGCCAGCACCGGGCCCTCGCCGGCGGCAGCAAGCTCCCGCAGAAGGGTGTCGGCATGCCGCCCTACCATCATAACTGCCGCAGCCTCACGGTGCCACGCATCGAGATGGTACAGGTGCCGGCCGACCGGTTCGGACGCGCGCCCCTCGTGCCCCAGCAGACGCTTGCCTGCGGCGGGTACGCGGCCAAGGGCGCAGTCCACAAGGCCAGCAGCAAGGCCGCGTGCTCCGCGTTCCCCGGGAAGTCCAAGAAGGCGGCGCAGAACCCGGTGCAGCTGAAGGCCCAAGGGGCGACCACCGGCACAGACGCCTCCAAGAAGGGCGGCAAAAATGGGGCAAAATGGAAGCCGCCCGCGCGCACGATCAAGCTCCCAGAAGGCAAGGGGCTCACGCTGTCCGACCACCAGAAGGCGATCTTGAGCTTCCGCAAGGGCAAGCCACCCGTGCTGAAGTTCAAGGACCCAGAGATCCTGGACTCGGTCAAAGGCCCCGTGCTCAAGCAGCTAGCCGTCACCAAAAAGTGGCCCGACGGCGTGAAGTACTACACATTCATAGATCCGGCCCACGTAGACAAGCTCAAAGCGGAGATCGCGCTCAAAGGTGGAGGAGCTGTGCCGCCACCAAAACCAGCGCCCAAACCGAAGGTCCCCAAGAAGCCGCCACCAGGCCCGACGCCAGCTCCTCCACCACAAACCCCGAAGCCCGCGCCGAAGCCCGCTGCCGCGCCCGCTCCTGCGCCAAAGCCCGCAGTGCCACCACCAGCAGGTAACCCGGGTGCACCAGGCAAGCAGATGCCAGCGTTATCCGCGCGCGAGCTCTCTCTTAACGAACTCCGCGCCTCGTCCATGAAATATAACCGATGGGCACAGAAATACACGCCCAGCGGGCGCACGCATCGGAACATCTCAAAAGATGTTGGTGCTACAATAACCGATGAGGAACTGCGAAAGACAGCGAGATTCCTGAGGGCTGAAAGTTCCAAAGCACAGGGAATCGTCGATTATCTCGATGCAATGGACGAGCACCCAGTTGGTAGCGTGAGCTACAACATGGCAAGATCCGGGGCGTTGTCGTCGTTACACGAGGAGTTGGTGAGAAACTGGAACTGGGGATATGTCCGCACACACTCCGTCGTAACCGGAATACATCGTGCAGTTGCGGCCGAGTTCAGCACTACAACAGCACGCGTTCCAGCGCTCCGTGACGCGGCAGAAAACGCCGCATTCAATAAAGCTTGGACGCCAAAGGTAGAGAGCGGAATGCGCAAGTGGGCGCGCGCCGTGTACAACGAGACGCAGCGAGTTCTTCAAGAAAAAGGGGTGACGGAAATAGTCGGCAAGCGCGGCGTAGCGTTCTCGAGAGACACCGATGTCCCCGGTGTCCAATTCCCGAGGGGGCGACGCAGGGCACGGAACGAGATTCTAACCAGCAAAAACTATCCGCTGACCGCGTTCGCGGCCGCAACGGGCGAAGCAAACAAGTTCCTATCGAGCACATCCAAAGGTACCATCTTGCGACGTCAGTTCATGGTTACTCGTGTCCCAGCTGAACGGATATGGAGTATCCCAAATACAGGCTGTAGCGTCGAGAAGGAGACCGAGTTCATCGCCATCGGCGGAGAGGACGAGGTTTTGAGTTTGTCGTGGACCGGTCCAGGGGTTCCCAAGAACAACCAAGGTGCCCTGGAGCTCGACAAACTTGTTACAGGACACAAGTGAGGTCGAAATGTCAGTCTTCAGCGACGCAATCGGAGACTACCAGGACGAAGTGGAGTGCTGGGCGCGCCGCACATGGACCCTGCCGCCGTACAAGAGCAAAGCGTTTGACGACGCGCTCGTCCGAGAAGGGCTCACCCTGGCCGAGGTCCAGAACACCGTCATGTACGTCCACGCATTGCAGGTCGGGATGATCATAGGGGACGAGTGGACCGGAGTCGAGCTGGCAGACGGGCGGTGGCATCCAGAGGTTACGTTTGACAAACAGCTACGATGGATTCTAAACCGCACCATCGCCGAGCTACAAGCGCTAAAGGAGAGTATTGAGGACGAGGCAGGTCGAACCCTCTTCGTCAGCGAGCTCGGCGAGCTGATACTGCGCTACTTCGAGGTCGAGGCCGACGGCATATTCGATCAAGAAGATCTCCAGCTGCTGCGGTTCCGCAAGGTGCCCGGCGCGACCGAGGCGCCCGACCAAGGGCTCCAGTGGGCGGCAGCGCTGCGGCACGTCGGCAACGGGTTCACCGAGGAGGTGCTGCGCGAGAAGCTGCCGCGCTTCTACCTGCGGCCCGGCAAGCCTGGGGCCTATCTCCCCGAGTACGGCGCGCTCGCGGTGCCGTCGGTTACGGACCACGCAGACCAGTTCCAGCGCGCGGTGTACCGCTACCTGGCCGAGCGCGGGGTGGGCAAGCGCGCGATCGTAGCAGCCCGCGACGCGGTCGCGTATCAGGCGCCCCTACTGCGGCTCATCGGCGGCGGGTATGCCGTGGCGGAG